CGTGGGATGACCTGGCGATTGTGGCCAAGGTCTTCGTTGAGTTTAACACGCTGGTTGTGCGCGATAGAATTTCTATCGACGACGCGCACCGGGAGTTTCTGAAGATCAGGCAGTATCGCTGCTTCGTAACGCCGGACGTTTCGGGTGCGGAATTATAGGGGAAATGGGTTGACGCTGTGCGCGAGGCGCCGCAGAACAATTCGCGCAACAGGAGATTGATTGATGACCCACACCGAAGCCGTTTCCGAATTCAAGGAAGCCAGCGCCGCCGTGCGCCGCGCCTATGCCGCGCATCACGATGCGAGGATGGGCCAGATCCTGGCGGACACCGCGTACGCCAAGGCCACAGAAAATCTAACGGCTGCGCAGGACAGGCTGGCGGCTGCGGATGAGGCGCTTCGCCATGCCGAGGAGCCGGCCCCGCCCGCCCCGGCGGATATCGACGCTTCCCGTGGGCCATGGGCGGATATCCATGCCGTTGGTTTCGAGACGGCTGACCAATAGCCGGACGGCGTCCCCCACGCCTGTCTGGCGGCGCCCGCGGCGTCCTCCTGTCTGCACCTCGCCGCGGGCGCTACCCTACCCTAGCCCCTAGGTGAAATCTCAATGCACGGCAAAGCTGGGCTCATACAGGCCATGTTTTTTCCGCATATCATTGACGATGCCTTCCTCGATACTGTGATGGCGCACGTTGCCGAGAGCGTGCGGGCGGTTGAGCTGCCCAAGCGGCGGCGGGCGGCCCAGCAACTGATTGAGGACATCGCCTGCCAGGCCGTCTGTGAAATGTGGACGGCGGCGTTTCCGGGGAGGCGGTACAAGCCTACACGCTCTTGGCCGCGGGCGACCGCGATACTGCTTGACAACCCGCGGCGTTGCGTGTTGGAAGTTTGGATCGGGCAGGACTATCAGCAGGCCGAGTTGCCTGAGCCGATCGAGGTAATGCTGGATGGCGAGTAAGCCGGGTCTTTACGCTAATATCAGGGCCAAGCAACGCAGGATTGCAGCTGGTTCTGGAGAGACCATGCGTAAGCCTGGGACGAAGGGTGCGCCGACCGCTGCGGCGTTCAGGGCGTCCGCGAAGACGGCGAAGAAGCGGGGGAAGTGATGGCCACGCCAGCCAAGGGCAAGGCGCGTGTCAAGGTGACCGCCTCCGGCCGGCGGGTGTCTTACGGACAGGCCGGCGAGGCGAAGGGTGGCGGGCCGAGGGTGCGGCCGGGGACGGCGAAGGGTGATGCTTACTGCGCCCGCTCACTGGCACAGAAGCGGGCACATCCGAAGGCCGCAGCCGATCCTAACAGCCCCCTGAACCTGAGCCGGAAGCGGTGGCGGTGTTCGGGTGCTAAGTCCAAGTGATTTAACGTAAATCGCGCGCGGTAATATGAAGAAGGTCGGTCGTCCCCCACACGTTAGAACGCAAGAGATCGCAGACAGGGTTGAGCATCTCGTCGCTTACGGCATGGATCACGTGACCATCGCGCGTATCTGCGGGTTCAGTCACGATACCCTGACCAAATACTATCGCGAAGAATGCGATATCGGCAAAGCCAAGGTTGTCGAGCAGGTGGCCAACAGCCTGAAGCGCACGGCGCTCAATGGCGATGTCGGCGCCCAGAAGTTCTTCCTGTCCTCACGCGCGGGGTGGTCCGAGAAGTCACAGCATGAAGTGAGCGGCCCGAACGGCAGCCCCGTAAAGGTCGAGTGGCATGTCGTCGACCCTAAGTCCTGAAGTCCCGCGCTGGTTCCTGCCTTTCCTGAAGCCAGCACGATACAAGGGGGCTTTCGGCGGCCGCGGTTCCGGCAAGTCTCACGCTTTCGCCAGCTATATCGTGATCCGTTGCGCCACCGTCAGGACGGATGTGGTCTGCCTTCGCGAAGTCCAGCGGTCCCTGAAGCAATCCGTTAAAAAGCTTTTGGAGAACAAGATCGAGGCGCTCGGGCTGGGCGCGGCGTTTGAGATCCAGCATGACAGGATCAAGGGCAAGAATGGCTCGCTGATTATCTTCGAGGGCCTGGCGAACCATACGGCGGAAAGCATCAAGTCCTTGGAAGGTTTTGATATTGCGTGGTTTGAGGAGGCGCAGGTTGCCAGCCAGCGCAGCCTTGACCTGCTACGCCCGACAATCCGCAAGCCCGGTTCTGAGCTGTTCTTCACCTGGAACCCGCGCTTTTCCGGCGACCCGATCGAGACCCTGCTTCGAGGGCCGACCCCGCCGCCCGATGCGGTGGTGGTTGAGGTCAACTTCGAGGACAATCCGTGGTTTCCGTCCGTTCTTCAGGATGAGATGAATTACGACAAAAGCCGCGATCCGGACAAATATGCCCATATCTGGCTTGGGGAATATGTCCGCAACTCAGAAGCCCGCGTGTTCAGGAACTGGCGTATAGAGGAGTTCGAGGCCCCGCCTGGCGCAATCCACCGGCTCGGAGCTGACTGGGGCTTCGCGTCGGACCCGACCGTCCTTGTGCGCTGCCACATTGTCGGCCGGCAGCTGTTCGTGGATTACGAGGCTTACCAGATCGGCTGCGAGATTGCCGATACGCCCAGCTTGTTTCTATCTGTCCCCGAAGCCGAGAAGTGGCCGATGGTTGCCGACAGCGCCCGGCCGGAAACCATCAGCCATATGCGCCGGCACGGCTTCCCGAAGATCCAGGCGGCGGTCAAAGGGCCCAAATCCGTGGAGGAAGGCGTCGAATGGCTCAAAAGCTTCGACATCATCGTCCATCCGCGCTGCCGGCATACGATCGACGAGCTGACGCTCTATTCCTACAAGACCGACCCGCTGACCAGCCTTGTCCTGCCGATCCTGAACGACAAGGACAATCACGTTATTGACGCCCTGCGCTATGCCTGCGAGGGGGCTCGCCGGGCAGGATCGGTCCAGCGGCAGGCAAGTAAACCCATTCCCGTGATGACACCGCTGGCGAGATAGGTTAGACCGCAAAAGTCAAGAGGGTTCTGCGTTGGCGCGACAAAGCAAAGAACAGCGTTACCGAGACGTTCACGCCGAGGCGGTGGCCGAGTTCGCCCGCATCCAGGCGACGATGAAAGACGAACGCATTCAATGTCTTGAGGACCGGCGCTTCTACAGCATTGCCGGCGCGCAGTGGGAAGGCAGCCTGACCGAACAGTACGCGAACCGGCCCCGGTTCGAGGTGAACAAGGTCGCCCTGTCTGTGATGCGGATCATCTCCGAGTACCGGAACAATCGGATCACGGTTGATTTTATCCCCAAGGACGGGAGTTCCAACTCCCAGCTGGCCGATACGTGCGACGAGCTTTACCGAGCCGACGAAGAGGACAGCGGGGCTCAGGAAGCTTATGACAACGCTTTCGAGGAGGCGGTTGGCGGCGGGTTCGGGGCCTGGCGGCTGACGAACCAGTACGAGGACGAGGGCGACCCTGAGAACGAGCAGCAGCGCATCGTGTTTCAGCCGATCTTCGATGCGGACGCTTCCGTGTTCTTCGACCTCGACGCCAAGCGACAGGACAAGAAGGACGCGCGGTGCTGCTTCGTCCTTATTGCCATGACCCGCGACAGCTACCGGCGGCGGTTTGAGGATGACCCGTCAACCTGGCCTCAGGATGTGCAGCTCAAGGAATTTGACTGGCAGACGCCGGATATCGTTTACGTGGCGGAATATTACGTCAAGGAGCAGGTGTCCGAGGCGCTGCGTTACTTCCGGTCGCTGGATGGCGAGGAGGTCCGCCACTCCGAACGCGACTTCGAGGCCGACCCGGAACTGGAGCAGATGCTGCTTGCGACGGGACACGTCGAGATTGAGGAGCGCAAGCGGCGCATCAAGCGGCAGAAGGTGCACAAATACCTGCTGTCCGGCGGCGGCATACTTGAGGATCACGGGCTGATTGCCGGGTCCGAGATCCCGATTGTTCCGGTCTATGGCAAGCGCTGGTTCGTCGATAGTATTGAGCGCTGCCAGGGGCATGTCAGGCTCGCCAAGGACGCGCAGCGCTTGAAAAACATGCAGCTGACCAAGCTGGGCGAGATCAGCGCTTACGGCACGATTCAGAAACCCATAATGACGGCCGAGCAGGTGGCCGGTCACGAACTGATGTGGGCGGAAGATAACGTCAAACAGTATCCGTATCTCTTGGTTAACCCCGTGACGAATGCGGATGGAGCCGAACAGGCTCAGGGCCCGCTCGACTATACGCGGGCGCCCGAGATCCCGCCGGCCATGGCGGCGCTTCTTCAGATCACGGATGGCGACATCAAAGAACTGCTCGGTAACCAGCAGGCCGGCGAGCAGTTGCAGCCCAACATGAGCGGCAAAGCCGTTGAGCTGATCCAGAACAAGCTGGACATGCAGACGTTCATCTACATGTCGAACTTCGCCAAGGCCGTGAAGCGCTGCGGCGAGATCTGGCTGTCCATGGCGCGGGAGATTTACGTTGAGCCAAACCGGAAGATGAAGGGCCTGGGCAAGACAGGACAGCCGCGGTCCATTGAGCTGGTCAAGCCGATGCTGAACAAGGAAACCAGCGCAATCGAATACCAGAATGATCTGACGCAGGCCAAGTTCGACGTGACGGTGGACGTGGGCCCGAACTCCTCGAGCAAGCGCGCCGCGGTTGTCCGGGCGCTCACCGGCATGATGACCATCACGCAGGACCCCGAGACGCTGGCTATCCTAAGCAGCATGGCCATGATGAACATGGAAGGCGAGGGGCTGTCTGAAGTCCAAAGCTACTTCCGCAAGCGCCTCCTGAAGCAGGGCGTTCTGGAGCCGAACGAGGAAGAAGCCGCAGCT